CGGTCAGGCTGAACGAGTAAAATATTTCAAAGAATATTTGAACAAATTAAAGGGAACAGTAGACGCGTCAGAATCTGTAGTTGAAACTGATCCTGTGACTGGAGAGATAACATCAGTTACCCAGCCAAACTATAAAACTCCTAGTCGCCAAACAGATGAAGACGCGATTACCTACACAAAGAGAACTGCTGCTGCAGGAATTCTAACTGCTTCTGGATTAACTTGGAATGAGCCTTCGTCAAAGTATGCTACAGAATATCCCAAGAATCATGTTATGGAAACTGCTGGCGGTCACGTATTAGAATTTGACGATACGGAAGGTTCTGAGCGAATTCACATTTTCCATAAAACTGGATCATTTATAGAAATACATCCAGATGGTAGAATTGTTATGCGTTCCAATGGCTCTATGAATCAGATAACATATGGTGATGGTAATTTCTATATCCGTGGTAATTGTAACATTTCAGCAACAGGTGATATTAACTTGTTGTCAAATAAGGCGACAAACATATCAACAGTCGGCGACGTAAATTGGAAAGTCGGCGGTAAGTTTAATCTAACCTCTCAGGGTGAAGCTAAGATAATCACAAGTAAATTATTCTTAGAAGGTTCAGAAATTAGAATGAACGAAGGAACTGCTGGTATCGGCGCGCCAACACCAGTAAATGAATTAAGTGTTTCTGCGTCTTCTGCTGAAACATTGGCAGATGGCGAAGGTTATACCCAGAACAGTCGCGGTGTATTAGACGGATCTGGCGAAGGAAGCGACGAAACGCCATACACTACTGATACAGGTGGTACTACACCAACAGCTGGTGGTTCTACTGATGTGAAGCCGACCAAGATAGAATGGAATGGTGATTTAAATGTCAAGATCTCTAAATATTATAAATTAAAAGATCTAACCAAAGGTATTCCTATTAGAGGAAGTCGTGGTATTAGCGCAGCAGATGTTGTAAATAATCTAACTATTTTAGCTCAAGTAATATTAGATCCGCTAAGAGATGCAGGATTAAGATTTAATATCAATGATGGTTTGCGCGATCCAAATTCTGCAACTGGTAAGGGAAACCCGAAAAGCGATCATATTACTGGATGTGCAATCGACCTTGGTCCAGTCGGAATGTCGGCATACGATCAAGCATTAAAAATTCACGAAATTGTTGGTAATCGAGCAAGACAACATCTGCTAGAATACACTAGCAAAGGTGCTGTTGGCTGGAATCATATAGCAATCGGCGGGTTCGGTGCTAAGAATCCGAATGGCGCGAAATCATCGACGCCTGTCGCTACCTTTATGAATCACAAAAACGCACATGTTCCTAACAAATTCAAAGATTATAAAAATGGAAGAAAGGGTTAAATTATGCCAGTAAAAAATCCAGGTTCATATCCTACAAGTTCTGATGTATTTTACTCGCCAAATATTTTTATAAATGGTGTAAATGTTGCGCTTTGGAAAGCTCCATCAAAAGGACCAACCAGCGGATCTAAATCCACTTCGTCGGGTGGTGTTAATGCACAACAGGATGATACCCCGCAAATATCGTCCAGTGCTTCTGCTACATTTGATAAGTCTGTGGCTGAACAAACTAACTCAGTCCCAAGTGTTCCAACTAGTGATTTACAACAGCCAGAAACCATTCCACCAAATTCTGGATTATCTGGCGCTCCAGCTCCAGATAATGGATTGGTCTTATCTTCACAAACTCCTGAAGCGCCATCAACGTTGCCGACTAAAACTGTCGAATCATACGCAACACAGATGGCAGCGTATGTTGCCAATCCAGATTCATATAAGATGAAAATAGAAAACGTTCTCACTGGAAACATTAAATCTACTTTTCCTGGAACTCTAAGAAATCTTTCTTTAGATCCCCTTGAATCAATAGCTCCAAAAGAAGCTGTCATACCGCTCGGAGTTGCGTTCCAAACATTAGTATCAGAAGGTCTTGATGGTGCTTGGAAAGAAACTGGGACACAGGGCTTCCAGAGTAATAGAAACATTATAGGAATCTTTGCTGATATGGGCTATGATACTAACATAGCTCCATTTAATTCTGACCAAACACCTTGGTCGATGGCTCTTGTAAACTGGGTTCTAAAAAGATCTGGATACAGATATACAACTACATTAGACGCATATGATATTATGAATAGAGCTTCAGATTATGGCGCAGTTGAAGTTCCTCTTTCTGAAGCTCGCGTGGGAGATATATGTTTGTGGGATTATGGTCATGCTAATTTCGTGTATCAGGTATTCCCCGATGGAAAGATGTCTTTCCTCGGTGGCTGTCAATCGCTTCAAAATGAACCGAATTCAGGAACAATTTCTGTTTCTTGGAGCAAAGGATATGATCCTGTAAATAATAATGGTTCGTTATTAAAAGTTTTCCGTCCAACGCAAGTATAAATAGAGAAGTAAAATGGCAGAGAAAAAACAACCAAAATATAGCGACTTTAGCACATCGTTTGCTAGAAATCCAATACAGAGCGACTTACTAAGAATTTCTGAATTTGACGCAGTAAAACGTTCTGTAAGAAGTTTAATCTTAACGGATAAATATGAACGATTATTAGACCCAAACATAGGTGGCAATATTCGCGCTTTGTTGTTTGAGCCAATTGATGCAGCAACTACGATTACTCTAAGAAACGCAATTGAAAATACTCTAAATAATTATGAACCAAGAGCGGTAATTAGAGAAATCGTTATCAAACCAGATTACGATAGACAAGCATATTATGTGCAAATTACTTTCTCACTAATATATTCAGAACAGCAAGCAGCTGTTGAATTTTTCTTAAATAGGATCCGATAATGGCAGCCAATGGATTTTTGAACACTACTCAGTTAGACCTTTCGGCTTATAAAGAAAGCCTGAAGCAATATCTGAGACAACAAGACCAGTTCAAAGACTACGATTACGAGGGTTCTAACCTCTCGGTCTTATTAGACATATTGGCTTACAACACATACCACAATGCGTTGTATCTAAACATGGTCGGAAGTGAAATGTTCTTAGACACCGCGCAATTACGTGAGTCTGTTGTTTCTCATGCTAAAGAACTTAACTACGTGCCAAGATCCAGAACCAGTGCAAGAATAACACTAGATGTTACCGTAAATGTTCCTGCTGCTACAGAAATATTTACTCCTCCGGATTCGGTAACGATCCCAAAATATTTTAAGATATCTGGTAAGGACATAAACAATAATACCTCTTATTATTTTGTCACAGAAGAACCAATTATTCTTTCTAGAGCAAGCGGTTATTCGGCACAAGTGCAATTCTTTGAAGGTATTGTTCTTACAGAAGCATTCAACTATAATAGCAGAATTATCGCTTCTTCTGAAGATGCTGACACTGATTCTATTACTGTTCTAGTGAGAGATTCTGCTATTTCTACCAATAGCACGACGTGGTCTAGAGCTGATAGTTTATTTGGACTTTCTGCGACAGATACCATCTATTTTGTCCAAGGTGCGCAAGACTACAAATATGAAATCGTGTTTGGTAATAACGTAGTCGGTAAATCACTGACTCCAGGAAATATAGTATATCTTCAATATAGAAAGACTGTCGGCGAAGATGCAAACGGCATCAATAGATTCGCTTCGGTTGATTCGGTAGAAGGTTATTCTGTATCACTTTCTTTAATTAACAATACCGACAAAACTGACGGTGGTTCGTATCAAGAAACAACCGAATCTATTCGTTTCAATTCTACGAAATATTTTCAGACTCAAGAAAGAGCTATTACTTCTGGTGACTTCGTGTCGCTGATTAAAACAAACTTCCCATCGCTTAGAACTGTTATCGCATATGGCGGCGAAGAAGCTACTCCGCCGAGATTTGGTAAGGTGTTGATATCCGCAGTTCCATTTGATGGAGTAATTCTATCAGATCCGTTAAAATTAGCAATTCAAGAATTCGCAAGAAATAGAACTACTCTTTCTATCGATCCTCTGGTCGTTGATCCTGACTTTATCTTCGTTGACGTTCAATCTGTAGTTAAATATAACAATACAAAGACCAATAAAACAGCAAACGAGCTTAGAACTATTGTTAACCAAGCAATACATGATTATACTGATTTAAATCTTGCAGACTTTGGCTCAGATTTAAGGTTCTCAAAACTAACAAATGCTATCGATCTTTCTGACGCTTCTATTGTAAGTAACGAAACTAATTTGCGACTATCAAAACGAATTACTCCTCAACCAGCAGTTCCGTTTACCACTACCTGGAACTTCGAAAATGCTTTATTGACGGATTACATTGGAAGAGCATATGTAAATGAAACACCAGTAATTACTTCTAGCCAATTTTTGTATAGAGGATTTAACGCTAGTATAGAAGACGATGGAAATGGAACCCTGTTGTTAAAAACAGATGAGCTTGATGATGTTAATGTTGGTACAGTAGATTACACTGTAGGTATCGTAAACATAACTTCGTTGACTGTGGATTCTTATCCAGGTAATTCTATTAAGATATACGCATTATTACAAAATCAAGATGTTGAAACAGCAACAAATAAAGTAATTATTATTGACCAAGAAGATATTTCAATTCAAGTAAATGCAGTAAGAGCATAATAGATGAAAGAAGTAGAGTTATATGTATCCAGCTTAGTTGAAAGTCAATTTCCTTCTTTTTACAAAGAAGAAGGAGAGATGTTCGTCGCCTTCGTAAAGGCATATTTTGATTGGCTAGAAGAGACAGGCACTACAAATCAAATTGGTTACGAAACTAGAAAGCTACCCTCTTATAGAGATATTGATACAACTCTAGATAAATTCATAGAGAACTTTCAATACAAATATCTGCAAGGTGTGCCGCGCGAATACGCTGGCGATAGAAGAACTCTACAAAAACACATCAAAGAAATATATTCATCTAAGGGTTCTCCTCGCGGACTAGAATTATTATTCCGCCTTCTATTCAACGAAGATATTAATGTTTATGTTCCTGGCGATGACGTATTAAAACCATCTGATGGTGATTTCGTCGTACCAAGATATCTAGAAATGCAATTCAGCCCATATCTTCCTCTGTATGTTAACAAGCCCATACGAGGTCGCCTTTCTGGAGCGACTGGTATAGTAAACGACTATCAAGTGTTCCTAAAAGAAAATAGTCGTTTTGATATTTTGTATATTTCTAACGTGAGTGGCGAGTTTCAGGCTGGCGAAGAAATTATTAATAGTACTGTTCTTGACGATAACAATCTAAAAGTATCTCAAAGCCCTTTGATATTAGGTTCTCTTTCTGATATTATTATCATTGATGGCGGCATTAATTTTAAGGTAGGCGATACTTTTGATGTTGATGGATTTCAGAACGGTACAAACGCAAAGGCAGTTGCTGTCGATGTTAGACAACGAGCAGGCTTCGTTACTTTTGATATAAGAAACAGCGGGTTTGGTTTTAGTAATACTTCTACGCTTTCTCTGGCTGGCTTCAGCGAAACTTTGTATCCAGAATACATGCCGCAGATAAGTTTAGAAAGAACCAGCGCAGAGATTTCAGTAACAGGTGATGTAGATTTATTTGATCTTGGCGAATATGTTGATGGTCTTTCCTCTGGAGCTAGAGGTATATTTGTTTCGGAAACTATATCAGGAGCAAATAGAACAATATTTCTCCGCAGAGTATATGGAAACTTTACACAAGGCGAAATAATAAAAGGAAACACATCTGAGACAGAAAGAACTGTGGCAGGTGAAGATCTAGTGTCTGAAGCGTCGTTCAAAATCGGAGAGCTACTCAACACCAGAACAGAACTTTTAACTGGTATTAGATTAGAACAAGCTATGAATGTCGCTGTTTCTTGGACTAGATCGGCGAATAATATTATAGTCAATCATAAGTTTCATTGTCTTCGCGACGGGGATAAGGTAGTAGTAAAAACATCTAGTGATACTTCTGCGTTGCCACAAAACCCCACTGCCAATGTTACTATACAACTATCAGACTTAGCATATTCGATTAATTCTACCGCGATGTTTATCACAGCAAATAATCATTCTTATGATGGTTCTGATACTGTGATTGTTAGATCCTGTTCAAACAACACATTAATTGCCAGTGAAACAATATTTGATGTTAATGTTGTGAACTCGAATACTATGTCGATTGCAAAAACAGCAACAGTCGCAAATGTTGGCACAGTCAATTTAAATGATTATTACACCATAGTCGGATTAAACGGCGGTGCTACCAGCGGTACTGCTACAATTGATATGACAATCGATGCTCCGAATTATGGTGGCTGGGCTGACGCAGCTGTAAAAACTCTATCAACCATTAACGCTTCTGTCGCAGATCCACCAGATATTGACACTGACATACAGAACGCGATAAAATTCGGTCAGATAACATACGGAAAAATCGCAGATGAGCGAGCAAGGCCATCTGGTATTTCTTCGGTGTTCGGCGGCGATGGCTATAAAACAAACGTCCTTGTTTCTATCATCGATCCTATTATTTACGGTCTTCGCAGAATTGGCGAGCCAAGAACTCTTTCCGGAACAGTTTCTGTTTCCGGAACAACTGTAACAGGAACAAATACTAAGTTTACCAAAGAATTAATCGTTGGTTCTGAAGTCTATTTCCCTGATATTGTAGCAAACCCAAGAAAAGTTTCTGCGATAACAAGCGATACTCAACTAACGCTCGACGAAGCATTTAAAGATATAGCTTCAAATTCATTAACTATCAATAATCAAATACTACACGCTGTTACTTACTGGGGAAGAATTGACGTCCCTGCTTCTGAGTTAATTGAAGACGCAGACGTATATGGCGTAGCTGGTTTTGGTAAGGGAACAGTTTCAAGATTGGCTATTATTAATTCGGGTATAGGTTATCAGAACGGAGAACAATTAACTCTATACTATACCAAAGACGATTCAAGAACAGTTTCTGCTTATGCCATAGCAGAAGGACAGGGCGAAGACGAAGGCTACTTCCGTTCAAATAGAAGCTTCTTAAATTCGAATAAATATATCCATGACAATAGATATTATCAAGAGTTTTCTTACGAAGTACAATCTTCATTACCATTTTCACGATATTCTTCTATCTTAAGAGAAATATGGCACCCAGCTGGTATTTCTAAATTTGGTAGAGTAATTATTACCAGTACAGAACCACCTTCTTCAGATTCAATAGAAACTGAAATTGAATTTGTCTAATTACATTTAACGGGACACTAATGAGCAAAATATTTTCTAAATTCAAACGCACTACCATTGACGAACTTGTTGGTTCGTTAAATGAACGCGTGATTACTTCTGTCGGAATACAAAATGGCGGAACTAATTGGGCTCCTGGAGACGTAGTCCAAATTGCTGGTGGAACCGTTCTAAAGATAAACGAAGTATCTTCTAACGTGGTAACGTCGATTAACGTAGTTGCGTCTGGTACATATTCTAACCTAACGGCTCTTTCTAACGTATCTGTGTATAATGTTGCAAATGCTGTTGCCAACAGCACATATGGTGGTCGTGAAACTGTTGCTGGGGCGAACTTAAGAATCAATGTTGTTTTTGATACTAATGCCCCAAAGAAAAATCGTTTCTATTTTGTGGCTTCTGGCACAACTCAGTATGACACCATCCAAACAGAAAAAGAAACAGAGTTTGATTCGTTCTTAAATATTTGGGATGAAACCCTATTCGGAAGAGTTGCAGATATAATTCCTGTTGCTAGAAGAGTCAATTGGCAACTTAATCAAACATATTATCCATATGACGATAAAGATCCAGATATTAGAACTAAAAATTTCTTCGTTATAAATGGCGGACATGTGTTTAAGTGTATAGATAATGGAGCTAATTCTAGCGTTTCTTCGCCGCTTTCTATAGTTCCGCCAGCATATAATGAAAGCACAACTCCAAAAGGAACTCCGTTCTCTGTCGGCGACGGTTATATTTGGATTCACATGGGAAGCCTTAATAGTGAGATTGATAATTTGTTCGGAACTAACTCATACTTTCCTGTACAAGAATATGCAAACACCAAGAACGCTGCAGTTGATGGCGGGCTATTCTCGATTAAAGTCAACGCTGGCGGAACAGAATATCTTACTATTAACGGAGTTACTGCCGCACCACTCGGCGATAACGTCACAAATCGTGTTGCGATTGCTGGCGCAGTTGCTAACCCTTCTTATTATGAAAATTGTGGTATTTACATAGTAGATAATAACGACAGTTATGTAAAAAAGATTAATAGCCTTACTGTTAACTCTTCCAACCCATTAAATATATTCACCGAAGTTCAACTGGCAGAAGGCGAAAACTTCCCCGCAGAGTTCTTAAAACTTGGCCAACAGTATACTATTGCTCCTTATGTAGAGATAAAAAGTAAAACGGGATCAGGCGCTGCAGCATATTCAGTCGTTGCCAATGATGGTAGTATAAATAAAATTGTTATGGCAAATTACGGTTCTGGTTACAAAGATGCCACGATAACAATTAGAAATGCTCCAGAAATAGGAACTGGCGCAGAACTAATAGGAATCATATCTCCATCTGGCGGTCATTGTTCTAATATTTTTGATGAGCTGTATGTTGATTCTGTTAGTATTTCTTCTAAATTTGATGGAAGTAATTTTCCTTTGGAACCTAAATATAATACAGTTGCATTATTGAAGAATCCAACGTATGCGAAAGATCTACCGCCTTTAGCAGAAAAAACATTTAACGCTAATACTGCTTTAATCAAAGATAATACGTTTAATGCGCAAACTGGAGTTGATGGTACTGATGATTTCATCACAACTACTTCTGCTCACGGTCTAGCTAATGGTAACAAGGTTCAGTATCTAGTTGCTGCTGGTAATACCGCTGTAAGTCCACTAGTGAATGCTACAAGCTATTTCGTAGTTTCTGCAAATACCACTGCGGTTAAACTAGCTACAGCTCCTGGCGGTTCTGCTCTTAACCTAACTGCTGGTTCTTCTGAAACTGGTCATACTTTACGAAGAGTCGGTCAGGGTTATATTACTATTACCAGTAATAATTTAAGAACTGGCGATGGAGTTGTATATGATGTTAAAGCTGGTAACACCGCAATTTCACCGCTGGTCAGCGGAAAAACTTATTATGTTGCTTCTTCTAATTCAACGACTATAAGTCTTTCTGAAATAAGTGGCGGATCTGCTATCGTTTTAGTTCCTGGAATTAGCGAAACGGGTCATGGCTTAACTCGAACGGCTGCTACCGAAGATTCTCCTTTCTATGGTCCGACGTTTGTACAGACGATTAGCATTCCGATAGCGTCTAAGGTCGGTGATTTAATAGAGGGTGAATTTGTTGATAGCAATACGCTTGAAATTGTTAATGGTATTGGCGAATATCCATCAGGAAAAGTCGCGTTTTCTAACAATACCTTATTACAATTGACTGGCGTCGATGGTAATTTTGTGCCAGGATCCATTATAACTGGTCGAACATCGGGAGATTATGTTGTAGCTGCGGCTCAGCCTGAGTGGGATGCTTATTTTACAACATCAACTCCTAAAGTTGGAGCAAATGATTATATTGTAAAGTTATACTCTGGCGAAATTCTGTATGCCAAAAATGTAGAATTGGTTGAAAGAAGCGACCAATCTGAAATCATAAAAATTATCGTTAAATTCTAACGGAGTAACATAAGAAATGCCACTGGAAACTGCAAATACTGTATTAGCTTCGGCTCCATATTACGACGACTACAACGAGGATAAGAATTATCACAGAGTTCTTTTTAGACCTTCTGTTCCTCTGCAGGCGCGCGAGCTAAATCAGCTACAATCTATCCTACAAAATCAGGTCGAACGTTTTGGTGACTTTGTTACAAAATCGGGTTCTGTTATAAAAGGTGGTGGTATTAACACCATCGATGATGCCAGTTATATTGCAGTCGCTGATAACTCGGATACCGAGAATCCGCTTTTTTCAGGAGCTACCATCGTTGGCGCTGATTCTGGCGTGGAAGCATATATCTACACTGGTATCGACGGTTATAGTGCTTCTTCTAGACCTTCTAAATTCTTCATTAAATATACAAAACCTGGACGAGCTGCTAATGGCTCAATCGTTTATACCTTTTTAGAGGGTGTAAATGGCGCGCAGGGTGAAGTCCTTCGCATATATGATGCTAAACTAAATGCTTTCCGCGGACAGACAGTACTGAAAATCGACGCGAATTCAACATTCTCTAGTGCTGGCGGATATGGCGCTGGCGCAGCATACTTCGGCGGAACTTCTGGAGCATCTGGCATAGTTGCTATTGACGGTGGTTCAGATGCAGCAAACACCATTATTCTAGAAGATGTACGAGGTGTGTTCGCTAATTCAGAAACAATCTATTCTAAATCTAACACAGAGGTAGCTGCTCAAATTATATCTGTGGGAAGTGCGCTTGTTCAAAGTACAGGCACTTTAATCGGCAGTTCAAGAATGTTGTCTAGTAACACTTCGTTAAATTATTCTGCTACTGGTAACGCTTATTGCGTTCAAGTAGACGAAGCAATTGTATATCAAAAAGGATTCTTCGTACAAACTGATAGACAAATATTAGTTGTAAATCCTTCTGTTGGCGGTGCTGCTGCAGCTGCTGGAAAGGTAGTTGGATATGAAACTGAAGAGTTGGTTATCGACGAATATGCGGACAACACGCTATACGATAATGCTGCAGGATTTTCTAACGAAGCTGCCCCAGGTGCACACAGACTACAGTTGCTGACTTCTCTAGTTTCGTACACCAAAGCTGATATTCCAGCTGATACTAACTTCTTCCCTATTGCAGAATTTGGCGCCAATGGCGTTCTTTACACAAAAACAGATCCGCAATTCGGCGCCATTGGGCAAACTATTGCGAAAAGAACTTATGACGAATCTGGTCATTATACTGTAAAGCCATTTAACATAAGCACAAACAACGGCATCAACACAGATTCATTTGCATATAAAGTCGATGGCGGTCTTGCGTATGTCGGCGGAATAGAAGTTTCTAGAATAAATTCAGATTTATTATATGCTGATCGTGGTATAGATACTTTATCTGAAACCAGTCAAATTATAACAACTAGCTTGGGCGATTATATCTATGTCGACGAATTACGCGGATTATTTGATGTTTCTGATTATCCAACTGTAAATCTATACACTGTTGCACAAAGTGGCGTTTCTTCTAATAAGAATCCTTCTAGCGGTGTATCTGGTGGAACATTAATTGGTACTGCGAATATTCGCGATCTAGTTTATGATTCTGGAACAAAAGGTTCTCCTCGCGGCAGATATAGAATGTATCTGTTCGATATTAAGATGAATTCGGGATATTCTTTTAGTGACGTCAGATCAATTTATTATGTTAATGCTGGCGTGTACGCTTATGCAGATATAACGCTAACAGCTCTAAAGCGCGTCAAAACTGTTTCCATTGGAACTGCTGGTACAGGATATGTTCCTGGAGATATCGTACGATTAAGCGGTGGCAATGGAGATCCTGCTTATATTGAAATCGATAGTGTGGTTGGCAACGGTGTTCCTGCAACGGTTTCTGTATACGATGGTGGCTCTTATGTTGCTGTACCATCGGGAACAGTGTCTACGTCTTATTCTGGCAGCGGCACTGGATTGACTATAACTATCGGTACCACCGAGAATATACCAAACACTACTATTAATGAAACTACATTTAGCAAGGCGATTTATCCGTTAGCTAAAAGTTCTGTAAAAAATCTAAAAGACAAAAATAACACAAGCAGTACATCTTATTACTACACTGCAGTTGCTGATGCCAATGTTAATACAACAGGTATAGCTTCTTTCAATTTAAGTTCATTGACAGATACTATATTAGGATTTAGCGACACTAGCGACATCACAGAAAGCAAACTTGAGTTGGTTGTTACTGGTAATGCGCCCATCTATACTGCTAATCTAACGGGAACTGTTACTGCTTCTGCTAATGCTACCGTTATCGGTGTTGGAACTTTCTTCGAAAGAGATTTTCAAGTTGGTGAAACTATTGTTTCTGGCGCTAATTCTGCAACTGTTTTAGCGATTGCCAGCAACACCTCTATGGTTGTTAATAGTGCAGTGACATTTGGTAGTGGTGAAAATTATAGACGCATGCACCCACAGGGTTCAATAATCAGCCTAGCACCAAGCAACAGAACTATATCTTCTATTGACGTAAACGCTAGAACGTTCCAGATAAATCTTGGCTCAACAACGAATTCGTCTATTAAAACTACAGCGCGTGTACTTGTAAAGAAAACAGTCGCGCCAGCAATCGCTAAGAACGTAAGTAGAAATGTAAAAGTTCGTTTATACCAAGGTCAACTAAAAGGCAAGATTAATGGTTCTGGCACCACTATTACTTCTGGTGATAGCGGAAATCAAACCTTATTTACAAAGCAACTTCATATCGGTGATGTAATTCAAGTCTCGAATGCCAGCGCAAGTGAAATTAGAAGCATTACAGCAATCGCAAGTGATACTTCGCTGACAGTCAATGCTGCGTTTAATATTGCGCAAGTTAATACTTCTTCAAACGTAGTATATTCTGTTGTGAATCCAACTGGCGTCTGGTCGCTTGGTTTTGCTGATGTGTACAAAGTTAATAAAATCTACAAAACATCTTCTATTAACGACTCTGTTGATATTGGTCAGGATGTTACCGATCAGTTTGTAATTGAGTATGGTCAACGCGATACTTATTATGACCACGCTACCGTTAGATTACGCTCTAACGCAGGTTTGACTATGAATTCTGACACCAAATTAATTGTAGACTTCAACGTTATGACTGTTGATACACAGCCACCAACTGGATTCTTTTCAATTGAGTCATATCCTGTAAATGATTCAATAAATCCGCCAGCTAACACTATTGCTACTTGGGAGATTCCTTCATATTATTCATCAAGTTCTGAACAAACAATTAGCTTGCGCGATTCTATTGACTTCCGACCAGTTAAATCCAACACTGCTATTTTGACAACTGTCGCGTCTGGTGCTACACTAAATCCAGTATATGAGCCATCAATAGAATCTGTTGCTGAGTATAATACATTTACTACTGACGTAAAACCAGTTCCTGGAAATAACTTCGAATATAACTATACCTATTATTTGCCTCGTCGTGACCTAGTGGTAATCACCAACAAAGGAACGATTGAAGTAAAACAAGGCATTTCTGGATTAAACCCAAAGTATCCAACTATTGATACTGACACTAGTATGGCGATTGCTAAAGTATATGTTCCGCCATATCCTTCGATGCCAGCTCAGCAAGTAAAAGATACTGGAAGAACTGATTATGCTATTCAGATAACTAACGTTGACTCGCGACGCTTTACGATGCGAGATATTTCTGTTCTTGAGAAACGTATCTCTTCTTTAGAATATCAGACAGCACTGACATTGCTAGAAAAATCAACTCTTCAGTTGTCAATTCCTAATGAAAATGGCGTAGATAGATTTAAAAATGGTATCTTCGTTGATCCTTTCGATAATCTAAACTTTACTGATGCGTACAACGGTCATAATATGGTCATTGATACTGACTATGGAGTCGGAAGACCAAATTATTCTATAGAAACAATCGAACTTGAATTAGCTGACGACGACGCACAGAGTATTGATATTGTTACTGATGCAGCTAACCGCATCAAATTTAACAAAGACTTTTTAACAGTTAATTATGACGATGAAGTTTTAATCGAACAGCTCGGAGCTTCAAAAGAATTGCTAGTGGATAACGATATCCGTTATACGCATGGTACAGTTTCTCTAACTCCATCTATCTTCGCGGACGTTCAGAGAACTTCTACCTATGTAAATACACCAATTGGCGCATATGATTCTTATTATCAATTGCCTACATCTAACAACAGCGATTTGGTGTTCCCTTCGTTTAGAACAATTAAGTTTATCGCTAGAGGGTTGTTACCCAACGCAAGGCATTATATTAGCATTGACAGTACAGATTATTCTTCTTCTGCTGTACAAGGTAAAATTGATTCACCTGCCGCGATTGCTCCAGTCAATGTAACGGTCGATGGAATTTATGGCGCTCCGATTTATTCGGATTCTGCTGGTGTTGTTTATGGTATTGTTACTATTCCTGGAAATATTACCATCGGAAACCACACATTAAATGTTACGGGTTCACCGATCACAAAAGGAATCCAGTTCTCTTCGGCGACTGGTGGACTAACAATTGATGTAGTGGTAAAAATACCAGAACCACCACCACCAGCACCACCACCGCCA